CGCGGTCAATGAGCTGACGGTATGTCAAACGAAGAAAGACTTTGGCCAATTCGGCGGCGAGCTGACCGCTCAAGGCTTCACTCTGCCGGATGCCGCACACATTTGGACGCGCTACGGCAGCGGTGTCGCCTATGTCATCAATGTTTGCGATCCTGCCAAACATAAGACAACCGTCAGCAACGAGGTATTGACGGTTGATCCTGATACCTTGACGGCCAAAACTGCCAAGCCTGTTCTGCAAAGCGGCTACACACTGACAGACGGCGGCAATACGCTGACCGAAAACACGCACTACACCATCAACACCCTGACAGGTGAGATTGCCTACAAAAACAAACCTACCTCACCCAAAATCAGCTATACCTACACCGACCCGACCAAAGTCCCTGCGGCTGACATCATTGGTGCTTATATTGCCGCCACCGGCAAGCGCACGGGGCTGGAGCTGTTGACCGAAGGCTTTAACCGCCAAGGTGCGGACGCTAAAATCATTATTGCACCTGACTTTGACCGCTATGCCAATGTGCGCGCGGCAATGGAAGTCATTGCCGGTAAGCTGAAGGCCATTGCTTATGTGGCGGCTCCGCAAGGTACGAGCCTGAGCAAAGCTCTCGAAGGTCGTGGTCCGTTGGGTACGATTAATTTCCAGACATCGTCCGACCGCTGCCAGCTCTTTTATCCACATGTCGTCGGTTTGCTCGGCCTCGAAAATCTTGTCACCCACGCCGCAGGTCTTCGCATGAAAACCGATGTGGAACAGGGCTACTGGTTCAGTATCTCAAACCGCGAGCTCTTGGGCGTAACGGGCGTGGAAATCGGTCTGACCGCCCGTGCGGACGACCCGCAGTCCGAAACCAACCGTCTGAATGAAAAAGGCATTACGACTGTCTTCAATTCCTACGGTACAGGCTATCGTATGTGGGGTAACCGCCTTGCCTGCTTCCCGACTACATCGCATATTAAAAACTTTGAAGTGGCGCAACGCACCGGCGACATTATTGACGAGTCTATCCGTCGTTTAGAGTTGCAGTATGTTGATAAACCGATTGATGCAGACGATCCGAATGCCTTGATTGACAGCCTGCTTGAGAGCGTCCGCACCTATATGTCTACGCTTAAATCTATTGTGGGCTTCTCGGTGGATTTGGACTATGAATACGATTTAGTCGATGCGTTTAGCAAAGGTCAGGTCCCCATCGTTTACGACTACACGCCGAAACTGCCAGCCGAGCGTATTACCAATACCAGCGTGATGACCCGCAAGTATCTTATCAATTTGGTGGCTAACTAAGGTCGGCTGAAAAGGAAGAAATATGTCTGCAATCAATGCAATCTACAATGCCAATATCTATATCGACGGCAACAGCCTTTTGGGCAATGCATCCGAGTTTAAGCTGCCTGAGTTTGAGTTTGGCCAGGACGACTTTACCGGTTTAGGTATGGTTGGCACCATCAAACTGCCAAACGGCGTTGAGGCGCTGGAAGGCGAAGTTACCTGGAACAGCTTTTATCCTGAGGTGGCGAAAAAGGCATCCAACCCATTCAAGGCCGTGCAACTGATGGTGCGCGGCAACCTGCAAACCTTTAATTCAGCAGGTTTGGCGGAAGAAGTCCCCATCGTAACTACGGTAACGGCGATGTTTTCGAAAAATGCTTTAGGTGGCTACAAGCCAAAGGAAAAGGCGGAATTTGGCTCAACCTACCAGGCAACAGAAGTCCGCCAAGTCGTCGGCGGGCGCGAAGTGCTGTACTACAACGCGTTCAAAAACATCTACCGTGTGGACGGTCAGGATGTCTTAAAAGAAATGCGCAGAAACATGGGGGCGTAATCATTAAACCGTATTAAAAGGCATTTCAGACGGCCTTTGGCACAATCACCGTATCTTTACCGATACGGTGATTTTTTATTTTTGTTCAATATTTTGGAGATGGAAAAATGAATGAAGCCAAGAAGTTGCAAGGTGATTTGGGTGTGAATGCCGTTGTGAAATTGAAATATCCGGTGAGGCTGGCAACGGGGCAGATGTTGGAGCAAGTAACGCTTCGCCGCTTGTGCGTAGGTGATTTGCGCGCTGTCTCCCATCTGACGAACGAAGCGGAACAGGAGCTTGCCCTGTTTGCCCGTATGACAGGCATGATTCCCGAAGACTTGGACTGCTTGGATTTGGCGGACTGGAAACAGATGCAGGAGACGTTTCGCCGCTTCACAGAAACCGAGCCGGACAGCAAATAAACCGCCTCTTTCAAGGGAGGAAATTCAACGGCAACTGCTGTCTGCCGCTGCCGATTTGGCTTGGTGTTTCGGTTGGAGCGTGGCCGAGGTTTACGCACTGAGCTTGGATGAGTTTGAGGACTGGCAGAAAGAAGCAACCCGCCAAATAAAGGCGGGTTATCGGAAAGGGATGTAATTCAGATTTGGTGTCGGCGTTCTGCTTCGATTTCGCGCTGCAACTCACGACACCAACCGTTTGACGGTTCATCAGGCTCTTTACGGAATATCGACCAAACAAACCATACAAAAAACAGACCCAATGCCAGAAGAAGCAAAGGGAAGCCTCCCACCATCAATAACATAAATGCCAATGTGGCAATGACAACCGCTCCGCCCATCTTTCTTTTCCCTTCCCACAGACTTTCTAGGATATTACCAGATGAAAAGCGATTTAGGTATATCAATCAGTGTTTCTGCCGTTGTCGGTGGTGCTTTATCGGGTTTAACCAATATCGGTAAAGCAATGGACACACTGAAATCAACGACCAAAATCTTATCCGAACGTCAGAAAGAGTTGGGGAAAGTATTGGAGCGCAACAAAGACCGCTTGGGTGTGTCATCTGCCAAACAATTATGGCAGGAATACGACAAAATCGGCCTTGCTGTCAGCAAGCTGACCCAGCAATACAAAAAACTCAATGCGGTCCGTGCGCAAAGAGAGGCTGTCAACAGCCAATGGGGGGACATTAAAGGACAGTGGCAGGGCGCACTTGCCGCAGCAGGTACATTAATTTTGCCTGTCAAAGTCTCGATTGAATTTGAATCGGCAATGGCTGATGTCAAAAAGGTGGTTAATTTCGATACGCCGCAGCAATTTAAGGATATGGAGCGGGACATCCTGAAGATGACACGTACCATTCCTATGGCCGGCAAGGACATTGCCGCCATCGTCGCTGCCGGAGGGCAATCGGGTGTTGCCCGTGAGAATCTAACCGGTTTTGCTGAAAAAGCCGCCAAAATGGGGGTGGCATTCGACATGGCGGCGGGGCAGGCAGGCGAATCTATGGCAACGTTGTCCAACGTATTGCAGATTCCTATTCCCAAAATCGGCACATTGGGTGATGCCATCAACCACCTTTCGGACAATGCGAACTCCAAAGCGGCAGATATCGTTAATGTCCTGACCCGCGTGGGCAGTGACATCAAGCAGTTGGGCATGACGGAAAACCAAGGTGCGGCATGGGGCAGTACCTTTTTAAGCATGGGTAAGGCTCCCGAACTTGCAGCTCAGGCAATGAAGGGCATGATCACATCGATGTCAGTCATGAAGGCCGGTGGTGCGAAAAAAGAGCTTGCCGCATTGGGGCTGACTACCAAGGAATTCGCCGCCGCAATGGACAAAGATGCCAATCGTGCAATGCTGAATCTCTTGGATCGGGTCAAACAGCTGCCAAAGGCCGAACAGTTTCCAATGCTGTTGAAGATGTTCGGCCAAAACTATGCCGATGACGCCATGATGTTGGCAAACAATGTCGGTGAGTACAACCGCCAACTGGCGTTGTTGGAGGAACGGGATGCATCGGGAAACTTGAAGTATCTCGGCTCTATGCAGCGTGAATTTGCCAACCGATCCGCAACGACGGCGAACCAAATCCAAATTTTCAAAAACGGGATTTCGGAACTCGGAATCCGGCTGGGCTCGATTGTTTTGCCTGCCGTAAATGATTTTTTAAGCAAATGTATCAAGCTGACAAGCATGATTTCAGACTGGGCGGAAAAGCATCCCGTATTGACGAAAGGGATTGTCGGTACGGCCGCTTCGCTGCTGGCTTTTAAAGTCGGTATGTTTGGTGCGATGGTCATTGCCAACCGGTCTCACGCGGCTTATTTGGCTTTGAAAAGCGGTTTGCTTTCTTTGAAGGCGACGGTTGTTTTGACCAAAACCGTGATGCAGGGCGGTTTGGGGTTGTCGGCCATATCGGGCACCCTGGGCACCGTCATGAGGGGGTTTGCCGCCGCCCGAACCGTGATAGCGGGTTTCGGCCTGTCATCACTGGCTGCCTTGTGGCCGGTGGTTTTGGCCGTGGCCGCTGTGGCTGCCGTGGCTTTTGTCATCTATAAATACTGGAAGCCCCTGAAAGCCTTCTTTGCCGGATTTTGGGAGGGACTGACTAAAGGCTTGGAACCGCTGACGCCGCTGTTTGATGCGTTTGTCGGCACATTGAGCGGCATTTGGACGGCCGTACAGCCTTATCTGCAACCTGTTTTGGATTGGTTCGGCGACTTTTTCAACCTGACTCTGGCAGGCGAAGGCAACGCCCGCAGCTGGGGGGAGTCGGTCGGCTCGGCTTTGGCTTCGGTGGTCAATACCGTTGTTTCTGTCGGCACCATGATAGTGGACGGCTGGCGGATGATTTTCGACGGCATCTTCTCATTGGCCGATTCGGCATGGACACAAATCAAAACCGCCTTTGACGGCGGACTGCTCGGCATCCTCGGCCTGATTCTCAACTGGTCGCCCATTGGCGCGTTCTATTCGGCCTTTGCCGCCGTACTGTCATGGTTCGGCATTGACTTGCCGGCCAGATTTACCGAGTTCGGCAGCAACATCATCCAGGGGCTGTGGAACGGATTGCAAGCGAAATTCGAGGCGGTACGGGCTTGGTTGGCGGAAAAGGCCGCCGCCCTGAAAAACACGTTTGCGGGCGTGATGGACATCCACTCGCCCAGCCGGGTATTCCGCCGTTTCGGCGGCTGGATGATGGAGGGCCTGCAAATCGGCATCAATCAGGGCGCACCGCGCCCGCTCAACGCCATCGGCGGCGTGGCTTCGGATTTGCAACAGCGTTTCACAAACCACACCTCATCCTTGGCCGCCTCAATGGCCGCTAACAGTGCCGAACTCTCTGCCGCACGGCAGGGCGCGGCCGCAGCGGGAGGGATAACGGTACATTTTTCGCCGACCATCCATGCGCCGGGCGGTAATCCTCAGCAGATTGAGGCTGCACTGCAAATCGGTTTGCGTGAATTTGAAGCAATGTTCCGCCGTATGATGGAAGACAAAGAACGGAGGGCTTATTGATGTATGCGATGTTAGGTGATGTACGCTTTGAGCTTTTAAACAGCTTTACTTCGCTGGAGATGGAACATGCGGCGAACTTCGCCAAACATGAGGTCTTAAAAGGCCGACCGCGGCTGCAGGCCTTGCAAAACGAACTGACGACACTGCGTTTTTCTCTCAAGTTGCATTGGCGGCTGGGCAATCCCGATACGGCTTATAAGGGTCTGCTGTCGGCTTTGGAAGCGCAGCAGGCGGTGTCTTTGGTTTACGGCAGCGGTCGTTTTGTCGGATGGTTTGTGCTTGAGCGGTTGACGGAGCGCACGTTGATTCAGGACGCGCAAGGTCGGACGGCGGCGCGGGAATTGGATGTAGAGCTGACCCAGTTTGTCGGCGACCCGAATAATCCGCTCCCGACTCCTGCCGTCAAGTTGGGCGGTCAAAATCCGCTCCTGTCCTTATTGCCGGAGAGCGTGCAGGCAAAAGCAGGCAAATTGATTTCGGCGGTGGAAAAAGGTGTGAAAATTTACCGCGCCGCTGAAGCGGGTATCAGCGATATGCAGAATCTGATACAGGCTGCCAAAAATCTGAAAAACGACCCGTCAGGGGCATTAAACCTGTTAGGGGACGCACTCAATATTGGCGGCAGCACTTTAGGACGGCTCAATGCCTTGCCGGAGGTAACAGCGGTTTTCGGCGACATAAAAGGCGCGGCTGAATTTGCATTGCAGGCCGGGCAAGCGGCCAACAGGCTGGGCGGTGCCGTCGGTGCATTGCGTGCCGGGTATGAGAGCGGCTCCATCGGCGGCTGGCTGACTGCCGTCGGGGAAGGTGTTGCCGAGGCATCTGATGCGATGGCAAACGGCTCTGCCGCTGCCCAGGCTTTGACCGGCTGGTTGGCGGCAAGAAAGGATAAATGATGAGTGCGGTAATACGCTACACCACCCAAGACGGCGACCGCTGGGATTTGATTGCGCACAAGCATTACGGCAATGCGCTGTTGATTGACGGCCTGATTGCGGCCAATCCTCACTTGCCGTTGGCGGAGGAGTTCGCAGGCGGTCTGACGGTCTTTGTCCCCGTACTTGAAACCAAACCGAAGAACAACCAAGAGGAGCTACCGTGGTGGATGCGTTAGGTGCGTTTTTAAAATCAAAAGGCCTTGACGGTGGCGGCAGCACTCATCCGGTTACTATGCCCGATTTTGTCCTGTCTTACGAAGACAAGGATATAACGGCAGATGTCGCGCCTTATCTGATTTCGTTCAGTTATACCGATTACCTTGAGGGGCAGTCGGACGAATTGCAGGTTGAGTTTGAGGATGCGGACGGACGCTGGCTGCGTAATTGGTATCCCGAACAGGGCGATACTTTGTCTTTGAGCCTGGGCGACCAATTTACCGGGCTGTTGTCTTTTGGCAAATTTGAGATTGCCGAGATTGAGTACAACCATCCGCCGTCGACGGTCAGCCTGAAGGCACTATCGACCGGGATTACCAAGTCTAGCCGCACTTTGCGCGGTAAGGCTTATGAAAACACGACTCTGGCCGCCATTGTCCGTCAGGTGGCAGACCGTCTGAAGTTGGAGGTAACGGGTACGGTCAAAAACATCCCCATCAAACGTGTGACGCAGTATCAGGAGCGCGACATCGAGTTTTTGGCACGTTTGGCGCAGGAGTACGGCCACAGCTTTAAAATCGTCGGCAACAAACTGGTATTTGCCGATAATGCCGAGCTAAAACAGCGTCCTGCCGTTGCCGTATTGCTGCCCGAGGACATCATCCGTATCCGCCTGCGCGATTTGATTAAGGGGGTTCCGTCTAAAGTAGATGTCAAAGGCTACGACCCGAAATCCAAACAGACCGTGTCGGCGAGCCGCAGCAGCAAATCAAGACGCGGCAAAGCCAAACACGGCAGTACGGGCGATACATTGCGTATCGTGCCGAATAAGGGTGAGAGCGCTGCGCAATTAAATGCCAGGGCAGATGCCAAATTGGCGGATGCGCAGGACGACCAATGTGCGGGTACCGTTACACTGGTCGGCAATGCGGTGTTGGTGGCAGGTCAAATGGTACGGCTTAAAGGATTCGGCAAGTTTTCGGGGAAATATCTGGTCAAGCAATCAAGACATGATTTCACACGCCACGGCGGATGGACGACCGAATTGGAGATAAAAATGACGGAGTATGTCGCAGACAAGGAGCAAACCAATGAACACTCATGATTTTACGGCAACCCTACAATTTGGCATAGTCTCGGCGGTAGATGAAAATGGTCACAATCTGCGCGTTAAAATTCCTGCATTGGAAGACCTGGAAACCGACTGGCTGCCGATGATCACACCAGCCGCCGGTGGAAATCAGTTTTATAGCCTGCCCGAAGAGGGTGAGCAAGTTGTCTGCTTGCTGGACGCTCGCGGCGAAAACGGCTGTGTGATTGGATCGATTTACAGTACGGCCGATAAACCTCCTGCCAGCAATAAAGACAAATGGATACGCCGATTTAAAAATGGCACTGTAATTGAACATGACCGCCAAACGGCTGAAGTTTTGGTGAAAACGAAAGGTGTAGTTACGATTGATGCCGATATGGTGGTGAAAAAGACTTTGACTGTTGAAGGTTTATTTACCTACACCGCAGGTATGCTGGGTAAAGGTGGCGACGGTGCATCGGCAGTAATTGATGGAAGCCTTGTCACAACAGAAGATGTGACTGCGGGTGGTATTTCGGTGAAAGGCCATATCCATGATGGCGATAGTGGTGGAAAAACCAGCTCCCCCCTTACTTGAAAATATTTCAAATGGCTACATTATTGAGGCCTCATTATCTCTTTCTATAAAGGATTACCTTATGAATATTGAGCAACACCGTAGCAAAATTAGTCAGATTATTTTCCCCAATGAACCTGAATATATTAATCCTGATACTGAGTTTAGCATTTGTAAAAAGGATAATTTGATTGAATTGGCACGGTTATTTTATGAAAAATACAAATACATTCCAGATAATAATTGGGTACGATTAATTGAACTGATGTTTTCGACAAATAGTTTGGAAATAATAACCTGTGAAGATTTGATGCGCTTCTATCAAACAATAGAAGAACACGGTTGTGCCAATGCCTTAAAAACATTAGATAATTATCCCCCTTATAAGAATTACATGATTACCGCTTCTTATGAAAAAGCTATTGGTGTATTGGATGAGAGATACGAGTATTATTGTAGGCCAGATTTCTCTGCAACTATTCCGCGTTAATTTGTAAATAATCCCTGTATTGCTCAAAAGTAGTTTTAAACCGCATTAAAAGGCGTTTCAGACGGCCTTCTCTACAATCCCTGTATCTATAAGCGATACAGGGATTTTTTGATGTTCTACGCCGCACCTATCTCGAAACACTGGCAGCTCACGCCCGAAGGCTCGGGCGTGGTTCAAGGTGCGGACGACATCGACCAATGTATCCGTAATATCCTGTCCACCCGCAAAGGTGCGGACGTTACCCGTCCTGATTTCGGCTCCGACCATTACAAATGGCTGGACACACCCGAAGACGTGTTTGTCCCCAATATCGTCCGCTCGATCATGTTGGCAATACAGACGTGGGAAAAGCGGGTAGTAGTCGAAGACATTATTTTCGGCGGCGCTGCGCCGCATCTGACGATGACGGTTTACTGGCGCGTCGCGGATGAGGTAGCGGGCGAGATTTATAGCACAGACATCAGATTGGAGCAGGCGGCATGGATTTGAGCAAACTCAATCGGGACGAGGTTAAGGCGGTTCCGGACGACCTAGCCGAAATCTTGGCGCAAACCATCGCCGATTATGAAGCCCGCAGTGGTAAAACCCTGCAACCCGCCCACATCGAGCGTCTTCTCATCAACACCTATGCCTATCGTGAGACTTTGGCGAGAAAAGCATTCAATGAAGCCTATCGCCAACAGCACCCGCGTTTTGCAACGGGGTTGATGTTGGATTTATGCGGCGATGACGTTAACACCCCGCGGCTTGAAGCCTCCGCCGCCAGATGCACCATCCGTTTTACGTTAGCTACCTCCAAAGCGGAGCCTGTTTTGATTGCACAAGGCACTCAAGTGGCCGCCGGAGCGACCGTGTTTCGGACGGTTGCATCCGGCACGCTCTCGCCGTCAAACCGTACTTTGGATTTGGAGGCTGTCTGCCTCCAAACCGGCGTGTCCGGTAATGGTTTTGCCGCTGGGCAGGTTAATACACTTGTCAATCCGATTGACGGCGTTACAGCCGTCAACACTACTGTGCCGACAGGCGGCGCGGCGGAAGAATCTGATGAGGCATACCGACAGCGCATCCTGCTTGCACCGGAAAGTTTTAGTGTTGCAGGCCCTGTCGGGGCTTATGAGTATTTTGCTCGCCGTGTCAGCCCTGCTATTTGCGACGTACATGTGGGCAATCTGCAAAGTTCCGACGGCGCGCCGATAGGCGGACAGGTTCGGGTAACGGTATTGACCAAGACCGGCCTGCCGTCATTGGAGTTGATTAACGAGGTGCAAAGAGCCTTGTCCGGGGAGCGCGTCCGTCCGCTGTGCGACACGGTAACCGTTGCGGCCCCGTCCGTAGTGGATTACACGCTGGATGTCGAGCTGGTTTTATTTACCGGGACAAACACGGCCGAAGTGGTCGCCGCCGCAAAACAGGCATGGGCGGCATACGAGGCAGCCCGCCGCGAAAAACTGGGCTTGGACATCGTACCTTTGGATATCCAGACCATCCTCAAAGTTGACGGTGTTTACAACGTCATCCTGAAAAAACCGACATTGACGGTCATCAAACCGGATCAATGGTCGCGTTGTACCTCCATCAATATCGGCACGTCGTCCGAGACGGCGGAAGGGTAGTACATGGCCGAACTGACTTACGCCGAAATCATCGAACGCGACCAGCGTTATCGGATGCTGGCCGATTTGGGCTTGAGGATGAGCGACATTGACGCGGTAAAACTGATGCCGCGTTTGACGGAGCTGGTCGCCCCCGAGCACTTGGAACTGTTGGCCGAGAGCCGCAGCATCTTGGGTGCCGACGGCTACTGGCTGGCCGAGAGCGACCAAACGCGCCGAAAACTGATTAAAGGCGCGTACCTGCTGCACCGCTACAAAGGCACGCCCTGGGCAATACGCGAGATTGTGCGGCGGTTGGGATTCGGCGAAGTCGAAATTACCGAAGGCTATGGCAACAAACGGCATAACGGCGAAATCGTCCGCAACGGCCGACATGCCTACGGCCACAGCGACCGCTGGGCACACTACCGCATCACGATGCCTCATGCCATCACCAATGACCAGGCCGATCTGCTGCGGCACACCCTGAGTGCATTTGCACCGGCACGCTGCGTTTTAGCCGCACTCGATTACCAACATGCGGCCTTAAGGCACAACGGCCGCGCCTTGCGCGACGGCAAATTCAACAGAGGAACTGCATAAAGGAACTGACAGATGGCAAATTTAACCGAAATCAACCGCTGGGAAGCGGGCATCTACCAGTTGGAAACCTCCGACCCCGTGATGGGCGGCCCCAACGGCATCGACAACCGTGCACCGCGCGAACTGGCCAACCGTACCCTGTGGCTGAAAACCGAACTGGCCAAAGCCGTTGCCCAGATTGGCGCAAATCAAACCGAGGCGGCGCAGGCTTACGCCTTAAAAACCGGCCAAATCACCGCAGGTGCAGGCCTGACGGGCGGCGGCACGCTGGCGGCCAACCGCACCATCTCCCTGGGGCAGCCTGCCGACCTGACCGAAACCAGCGAGAGCGTGGCCGCCAGCAATACCCACAGCCACAAACTGCCCCGAGCCTCATCTACCGCGCGCGGCATAGTCAGAGTGGCCAATACGCTGACCGGCACGGCAACGGATGATGCCTTGTCGGCCGCCACGGGCAAAAAACTGGCCGATGAAAAGCTGGGCAACAGTGGCGACCAAACCATTACCGACGGCACATTGACCGTCGGTCGAGCGAACACGTGGCATAAAATTATCATGCCGTCCGGACGGGGTAATTGGATATTTGAAACCAATCCAACTGCCGCCGAAAACGTGGCTGACAGTATCCGTTTCAACTTCAAATTCGAGGAGCCTGGGAAAAAGATAAAAGCACTGCGCTTCCATGCCATTGGTACGGATGGTGAAACTGTAGCCTACCAAAGCTGGGTGGCCGCAAAAGCGGCAGAAGCGGCAGCGGGAAAAGCAGACACCAAAAAACTGACCGAAGAAGACCTCAACAGCATCACTATCCCCGGCATCTACGGGCAAAGACTAAACGTTAATGCTACAGCAGAGCGCAATTACCCTACGCGCAAGGCAGGCAGCCTGTTGAGTATGCCGTCTGCGTATAACAGCGATACCGACATCGCCTCGCATCAGATTTATATCCCGTTCGACGTCGATGAAATATGGCGGCGCGGCAAGC